TGCTATTCATGAAGAGTTACCATACATTCTTGAAGAGCATATGGCTAAACAAGAGAAAAAAGCATTGCGTGAAAACAGAACAATGAGTTTTACTAGTGCCGATGTAATGACAGGCACTGGCAATCCAGACGTTAGAGCATCATTACGTAGTAAAATGGGTGAAGCCTTTGGATTTCAACAACCACAATCATCATTAAAAGTAATTGATGCTGTTGATGAATCTACAGGTGAAAAAGTAAATCCGTTTGCTGCATTTATTGCTGATGCTGCTGCTAATATGACACCAATGGACAGATCAGGATTAAGACAACTAGATTAATATGGCTATACCTCAAACGATACGTGTAAATCCGTTAGATCTACAAAAGAATATTGCTATTGGGGTATCACTGCCTTTTTCTAAACCATTTACTAGCACTTATACTACTAAAGATCAAATTAAATCTAATTTAATTAATTTATTACTAACTGAAGTAGGTGAGCGCGTAATGAATCCTAATTTTGGGTGTGAATTAAGAAGATTTTTATTTGAAGGAATTACAGACTTTAATACAGAAGAACTATCTGCTAGTTTAAGAAATAGTATATCTGTTTTTGTTCCTGAAATAACAGTAACTAATATTGAAGTAGCACCTACATCTAGTACAAATATAAGTAATACAATAAATTTAACTATTAGCTATTACCTTAATATATCACAAACACCAGACCAAATAACAGTACAATTTAATTAATAATGGCTAACGAAGATAAAAATATATCATATTTAAATAAAGATTTTGGCGCTTTTAAAACTGCGTTACAACAATATGCCAAAACTTATTTTCCAACAACATATAATGACTTTTCTGAAGCTACACCAGGTAATATGTTTATTGAAATGGCATCTTATGTTGGTGATGTTATGTCATTTTATTTAGATACTCAAGTACAGGAAAACTTCTTATTATACGCTAAAGAAAAAGAAAATTTATATGCACAAGCATATGTAATGGGTTATCGTCCTAAAGCATCTTATGCTTCAAATACTACTATTGATGTATACCAATTAGTTCCCTCTATTACTAATGGTGGTATAACAACTCCGGATTATATTACTTATGGGGTTATAGTACCCACAAACACCTCTATTACTTCAACATCAACAGGTGTAACATTTTTAACAACCCAACAAATTGATTTTACAGATACAGGTAGTACCGAAATTACTTTTGTAGATAATAATTTTTTCTTATTCAGAAAATCAGTTCCTGCTATATCAGCAGAAATAAGAGAAACTACAATTAATGTAGGAGCAAATCAGAAATTTGCAACTGCAACTATTACTGATGATAATATACTACAAATATTAAATGTTACGGGTAGTGGTGGAAATCAATGGTATGAAGTTCCTTATCTAGCTCAATCATCTATTTTTAAACCACTAGCTAATCCTTCTTATAGTACAGATCAAGTTCCTTATTTATTACAGTTACAAAATACTCCTAGACGATTTGTTTCTAGAATATTATCAAATAATACTTTACAATTAGAGTTTGGAGCTGGATTATCTAAAGGTAAAACTGATACCCAAATAATACCAACACCAGATAATATTCAAGCTGGTACCGTACCTGGAATTTCTTTACTAACTAATAATTATAATGAAGCTGGTACTTTCTTTACTCAAGAATATGGATTGGTACCTGATGGTGATTTAACAGTAAAATATTTAGTGGGTGGTGGTATTACATCAAATGTACCTGCTAATGATTTAATTACTATAGATACATCTGGAATTTACTTTAAAAACGGTAATCCTGGAGGAGGAATAGCTACTACTGTATTATCAAGTATAGCATCCACAAATCAAAATCCATCATCTGGTGGAAGAAATGGAGATACAAGTGATGAAATTAGACAAAATGCTTTATATTCTTTTTCAACTCAATTAAGAGCTGTAACTAAAGATGATTATATAGTAAGAGCATTATCAATGCCTTCTGATTATGGTACTGTAGCTAAAGCATATATTTCTCAAGATTTAAATACAAATCCTCAAGAAACTGTAGCTCACACAAACCCATCTAATCCTTTAGCTTTAGATTTATATATTTTATCTTATAATAGCAATAAACAATTAACACCAGCATCACCAACTTTAAAACAAAATTTAGTAACTTATCTAAATCAATATAGAATGGTTACTGATGCTATTAATATTAAAGATGCTTATTATATTAATATTGGATTTAATTTTGATATTACTGTAGTAAATGGATATTCTAATAAAGATGTAATAACTAATTGTATAAGTGTATTAAAAGATTATTTTAATATAGATAAATGGCAGATTAATCAACCAATTACTTTATCTGATATACAGTCTAGATTATTACAAATTAGAGGTGTTCAATCTGTGGTTAAACTAGAAGTAGTAAATAAACAAAGTACCTTAGGAAATAATACTTATTCTCAATATGGGTATGATATTGCGGGAGCAACTAAAAATGGTAACATATATCCTTCATTAGACCCAGCTATATTTGAAGTAAGATTCCCTGATGTTGATATACAAGGTAGAGTAGTAGTAAGTTAAAAAATTAAAAATAATAAAGTATGAATTTAGACAAATTAAAAGGACACATCCCAGACAAAGTAATTACCCAAATCCCAGGAGTAATGGAAAAATTCCAAATCAATACTCCACTACGTTTAGCACATTTTTTAGCTCAATGTGGTCATGAATCTGGTGGTTTTCGTTTAACAAAAGAAAATTTAAATTATAGTGCTAAAGGTTTAACAGGCACATTTAAAAAATATTTCCCAACAGAAGCTTCAGCTGCTGCATATGCAAGACAACCTGAAAAAATTGCCAATAAAGTTTATGGTAATAGAATGGGTAATGGTCCTGAATCATCTGGCGATGGTGCTAAATTCTGCGGTCGTGGTTATATCCAATTAACTGGTAAAGATAACTATACAGCATTTGGTAAATCTATTAATGAAGATTTAACTAAAGACCCAACATCCGTAGCAGATAAATACGCTCTATTATCAGCAGCATGGTTCTTTAGTAAAAATGGCTTACATAAATTAGCAGATGGTGGTGCAACTGACGCCGTTGTTACACAAATCACTAAACGTGTTAATGGTGGTACTATTGGTTTAGCTGATAGAATCAAGCACTTTAAAGAATATCACGCATTATTAGCATAACAAAATTATATACTGCCATATTTATATGTAGTAATTACTAATTATGGCGGTATATAAAATTTTTCCTGAAAAAAGTGCTACTATATATTCATACTACCCAACACTAAATACGGGTATTGATGAAATATTGGAAATTAGTACTTTTCAATCTATTAATGGGGGTAGTGAAGTATCACGTGCCTTAATTAAATTTCCATCTGATCAAATAAACGATGTAATTCTTAATAAAGTATCTGGTAGCACATATGATGCCTACCTTAAAGGATATTTAGCTAACGCTTCAGAAATTCCTTTAAATTATACTTTATTTTCTCACCCAGTAGCTGCTAATTGGAATCAAGGAACCGGAAGACTAGGAAACGTACCAACTACAACTGATGGAGTTAGTTGGAAATATACAGACCTATCAGGAAGTACAGTATGGACCAATGGTAGTTTTCCTGGAGGTGTAACTGGTTCTTATACTGGGTCTAATATAGGTGGTGGTACTTGGTTAACTAATGTTAACTATGCTTCATCCCAAACATTTACTAATATTTCAAATAAAGATATTGAAATAAATGTGACTAATACTGTTGCTGCTTGGTATAATAATGCAATATCTAATAATGGTTTTATTTTAAAACACTCATCATCTTTAGAATTTACAACTGCTTCTAAATTTGAAACAAAATATTTCTCAGCAAATACTCATACTATTTACCCCCCATGTTTGGAAGTTAGATGGAATGATTTTTTATATAATACAGGTTCATTAACAGTAGTTACATCTAGTTATTTCGCTGCTGTAATTAATAATAATAAAGAAGAATATCAACAGGACTCAATTCAACGTTTTAGAGTTGCTGTTAGAGGGTTATATGCTCCAACCGCGTTTAGAACTATATTAAGCTATGGTAACACATATGCTTTACCTACTTCTTCATATTGGGCAATAAAAGATTTGGATACTGAAGAAATGGTCGTAGATTACGATACATCATATACTAAGATTAGTTGTGATAGTGCTAGTAATTATTTTGATGTATATATGAATGGGTTAGAACCTGAACGTTACTATAAATTACTTATTAAAACTATTCTTCCAACTAAAGAAGTAATAGTAAACGATAAAGATTACATTTTTAAAGTTGTAAGATAATGTCTCAAATACCAGTACAGAAAACTGTATTTAATAAAGATAGTTTTGGTAGAGTAATTAATACTCAATTTAGCCAATTACTAAACCAAAATGTAGAAGAAACTGATACTTTTACTGTTGATGACTTCTTTCAACTGTATGAAGATTTATTTTATCAAATTCAAAAAGAAGGAGATACTAATTCTCATAGATATATTTTACAACGTGAGGCTGATTATTTAGGTGTTAGTATTAGTCAAGATGATATTCAAGCATTATTAAATGAAATTACATCATTAAGACAACAAGTACTTGAATCACAAACAACAATAAACGAATTGACTAAGAGATAATGGCAGATAATATTAAAATAGTAGGAAATATAGTAAACACACAGCAAATATATCGTTATGATAATGCTGACCTTAATTTACTTGCTGCCCAAACAATTCAAGAAGATTTTGGTTTAACAAATGATTATATTGAATATTTTGTTTATGATGCTGGTGGTAATCTTTTAAATGAAAATTATACTTATAAAGATTTTAAATCACCATCCACATCATATGTTAATCCAAAAACTAAAGGATTACCTATTATTGAAATTGATCCTGTTAAAGACTTACAAAATCTAGAATATACATCAGGCGAATTTAAAGTTCAATATAACTTATTTACTAATAAAATTTCAAATCCTAATGCTGAATTATTTTTAAAAGAAATATCAGCAGACAGGACTGAATTAAGAGTAGGATCTACTGTTTTAACTAATGAACAAATTGAAAGTGGATCTTTAGAACTTATAAATGAATATACTAATTCATCTTACTTTGTAGACTATCTTT